GAATTACAGGGACCACAGAGAATACTTTAATCTCTGGCACCCGAAAGATGAAGTTCAGGAGATTGCCAGACGTAATCTTTCTATACTTTGTAAGAAGTTGGGGTTGAAAGCTTACCCTAACAATATAGAAGATTTGAAAGGATCTATCTTGAAAGTTACTCTCGAAAAATACGAAGACGGTACTTACGTTGACAAAAATGACGAGGAAAAACCTAGCTATAAAAATAAAATACTAGGTTACGAAATGGCTGATAAAGAAGAAATACCTATTCCAAAGGTACCAGAAAAAACTTCCTCGAAGCCATCTTTGAGTTAAACTAGAACTTGGTGGGCGCTCCTGTATATTCGTTCTCAAAATATGCGTCCACCTCTTCTTTTGTAAACTGCATAAATTTATTCATTTTGTTAGCGTGATTGAATATTTGTTCTAGTTCTTCAGCATTAATTCTCCTCAACATCTTTCCATTTTCTTTACAAAAAGAAGCTCCCCAAATACTGCCATCAGCACCAGTCCAAAACTTAATGTCGTGTGTTGTATAAAAGTTTTGTTTTGGATAAACAATAAAATTTGCAGCATCTAAATGAATCTTACTTGGAAAATTAACTTTCATTCGTTCCGTATTCTTTAATTAATGACTCTATAGCTAAGTCAAATAGCTCCCAACTTTTGTATTCTGGATTTGCTTTTAAAATGGCTGACCAATTCTTTCTTGTCGTTGCTGAAACTCTTATGTTCAAATTGAAATTTCTTTTTCCAGGATTTTTTTTACCTATATTAAGTTTCATTAGTTTTCTCCTTTATTAGTTAAATTAAGTTCAATAATATTAGGTGAGTTGTATATAGACGGTTTATCGCCATCTATAACAACGCCACGATAGTGACTAAGCACACCCTCCAAATATATCCACCCAGACTCCATATCTCTGTCAGACATCTTGAATATCTTAGTGGCATAAGGTTTCTTTTTCTCCTGGGCGACAAAATAAAAACCCTCTACTTTAAACCCCGCTCTCTCAAAAGCACGCTTATACCAAGCGGCTTGTAAGTCATACTGATAGTTCCTGACCGATTTAGTAAATCCGTACACAGAACAATCACTAGTGGTCTTGTAGTCCACAAGTATGATTGAGTTTGAGTCAAAGGTTGGATCCAAAGGATAACGCAGTACATCTGCCTTAACCTTTAGTAGTAGATCTTTTTCGTACCAGAACAAAGCACGTTCATACGGTTTGCCAAATACACCAGGAAACTCATCTTCGTTTGGGTGTAGTAGCTTGTCTCCTTCCGGTATCAAAGCCTCGCGCATTTCAAATATAGTATCGCGGTCTGCTTTAGAGATTACGGTATAGCCTCTTTTCTCGTAATCTTCTTTGAGTTCTTTGTTGGCCTTGGTGTACATAGAACCGTTTATACAGGCTATTTCTTTGTTAAATGCGTCCTCTCCCTCTACGATAAGGGCGTGAGCGGCGGTACCAAAGCGTAAAGCTGCAGATTCAAGCATTTCTTCGTGTAAAGCGTGTTCTTGGCTTTGTGCAAATCTTCTTGCGGTTGATGACGATAGACCAGGGCAATTGTGGTATAAATCGTTTGGTATATCTTCTAGATAGTAAGCGTCGCCTAATACAACGCTATCCCTGTCTTGTAGTATTTCAGGTAATTCGTTCATTTCTTCTCCTTTGTGTTTCTTCTACGATTACATTCACGACACTCTTTAAGTCTTTTGCAGCCTTTTGGGCCTCGTAAAGAATGATCTCCATCTCAGCGTCGGTCATTTCAGATACCGGCTTTGATACTGATTCTATTGGTCTAGCCATAGTATTTCTCCATATAATTTGTTATCCATTAACTTGCATTCTATATCATTATAAAATAAAATGCTACTATAAGTAAACACATGAGGGATAACATGAGTAAACTAAAGAATATATTGATTGACAAACAGGACGCTTTTGAGTTGGCCTGCAGAAAAGGTTATGAAAATATTTCAGAATTAGTAGACAATTATCAACACTTTCATAACGAGATACTTGGAAAGCCATCTATAGATCCAAGGTCTGATTGTGATGATTTTCTACTGATGACGGACCAGAATATACCAATCTGATCCGCTAAAAGAGAGATTGTCAGATCATACCCACTCCTGAGATGGCAGTCTCTCGCCTTTATAGTGGGGTAAAAGATGATAAAAGTAAAAGATTCTGTAATTTTAGACACAGAACAAGAGATAAATGACGCAGTAATGACCATAGTACAAAACTTTGTCAGGCTGCCGGATAACGAAAAAAAGGCAATAATCAACGCACTCCAGGAACTTATGTAAATTAGAATATAAACTATTCAAAAACAAGTAAGAATGACAGTAGCAAATCCATATAAAATAGAGGGGCCGGCACTCATAAGTTTTTCTGGCGGCAGAACATCTGGATTCATGTTAAAAAAAATCTTAGATGCTTATGCGGGCAAGCTACCTGGTGATATTTATGTAGTTTTTGCCAATACAGGCAAAGAAATGCCACAAACATTAGATTTTGTAAACGATTGCGCCCAGGAATGGAATATTGATATCACCTGGCTTGAATTAGAAATATGTGAGGAACGCCCTGTATATCGCACAAAACAAGTGAATTATGCAACAGCAAGTAGAAAAGGCGAGCCTTTTTCAGCTTTGATAAAAAGAAAAAAGATGCTGCCTAATCCTTATCTGCGTATTTGTACACAAGAACTTAAAATGAATGTTATGAAAAGATATATGGTAAATCTTGGTTATAAAGAGTGGAATAACGTGGTTGGGTTACGTTATGACGAACAATCAAGGGTAGCAAAAATAAAAGGACAAAACGAAAGTAACAAAAACAAATGGTATAGCTTGACACCGTTGTACGAAGATAAAGTAACTTTGAGTGAAATAAATAATTTTTGGAAGGATTCTAGTTTTGATCTCAGTTTGCCTAGTTTTGATGGCAAAACTTTAGCCGGAAATTGTGATCTTTGTTTTTTAAAAGGTACAAAAACCTTGACTAAATTAGTAAAAGAAAAGCCTGAGTTAGCAGATTGGTGGGTTAACGAAGAGAACAATATGGGAGCGAGTTTCAAAAAAAATTTGAAGTATCTGGACGTAATAGAGTTATCACAAAACGATCAAAAGCAGATAGATATGTTTGATGATGATTCAAGGAGTTGTTTCTGTCACGATTAACTTATGTAATATTGTCAGACTTTTGTCAAAAGACTCTGACGCGGTTTTGGTCAATAAACATAAGGGTTTCAGGATTATTTTATTTTTTTCATTTTTGTCATAGAACAAGAGTATGAAATCATTAACAATACAACCTATAACTCTTAAAAAAGCTAACCAAATAATCAAAGAATTCCATCGCCATAACGACGTTGTTGTGGGGTGTAGATATTGTTTGGCTGCCCTTTACGAAGATGAAATAGTAGGTGTTGCAGTAGTTGGTAGGCCACTATCAAGAAGATTAGATGACGAACTAACTGCAGAAATAACCAGGGTATGCGTAAAAGATAATGCCCCTAAAAATACAAACTCTTTCTTGTACGGTAGATGTTGGCGTGTATGGCAACAAATGGGAGGTAAAAGAATGATTACCTATACCTTGCAAGAAGAATCAGGAAGTTCTCTGAAAGCTGTTAATTGGAAAATCATAGGAGAAACAGGAGGCTGGGAACAAAACAAAGGTTGGACTACAAGAGAATCCAATAAACAAAAACAGATGGATATGTTCAATAAAGACACAAAAAGAAAGTGGAAATCTATATCTAACAAAGAAAAATATCGTTGGGAGATACATAAAACTTGACACAGTCGGGATAAGTAAACTATCCTTCTCTCATACACCTTGGGGATAGGTGGGGGACGTTTGTATATAAATATATTTATATGCAACGCAAAAAAGTTTTATGGGTTACAGAAAGAATAAACTCTCAGAACAAGACTACGGGCCAACTATCGCGCCTGAAGACGAAATACCAATAGAATACGCTAATCTCGATTCGGGACTAAACAGACGGCAACACATGTTTATTTGGATTGCGGTTAATAATCCAAGACTATCCCTGGTCGAAGCAGCACATAAGGCGGGGTACAAATCGCCTAGACAAGCTGCGAATAAGTTGATGTCGAAGCCTTTGATTCGTAAAGAATATAACTACTTGATGAACGAAGCTAAAAAGAAGTACGAACTTAATTATGATCGGGCGGTTAAGGATCTATATGACATTCGGGACAAAGCATTGGAATCGGGGTCATTTAATGCAGCTATAGCGGCTCAAAACAGCTTACTTCGGGTCGGGGGTCTTATAGTAGAACGTAAGGAGGTTAAGTTCGGGAAGATAGACCAAATGTCTAGGGAAGAAGTCGAAGCCAGGTTATCGGAATTGATAGGCAATACGGTTGAGGGGGAGTTAGCGTCTCCAAAAATCGATAGCCTTCAGGAACAAGAAGAGTCCGATAGCAAAATACAACCAGAAGAAATCGAACATTAGACGGTTGCTAAGAATTTATCGGCCAGACGACAGGCCTGTAATTCACTACCACAACCAATCTTTTGAGTAAGTTCGTTGTCTTTGTAGATAAAGATACGGTAAGCAAAGTCCTCTGATACGGATTTTTTGATCACAATACGGTATTTATCTTTCATATTTACCTTCGGCAATCCAGGTTTGAATTTGTTTAGCACGAGAAATCGGATCTGCAATCCAATAAGACATAACTATCTCGTTATCTGAGT